ATGCGAAAACGACACCGATTTAACAGTCGCATGACCCGTATCGTACTGCTCATCAGCTTTATCTTCTTCTTTGGCCGTTTTATCTACTCGTCCGTCGGTGCATGGCAGCACCATCAGAGCAAAAAAGAAGCTCAGCAATCCACACTCTCCGTCGAATCACCGGTACAACGTTAGCGGTTACCTTCTCCACTTTCACAGGACATAACGGCACCTCGCTGTCGGATGCTTTTGCTCTTTGGGATTATCAAAGCGGCAGATATTCTTTCATCTTAAATTTTACGTCTTTGTCCTGACTGATGTTTATCCTGTTTGGCTGCGAAATAAATATAAAATTAATACATATGTTTTAATGATGTATTTTTATAAATTATTTTCCACATGAATTTTAATAAATTTAATCTATTCCTTTATACGCAATACATTTACTTTCCTCTTTTGATGATCTTAAATGTCTTATTTTTCGTAATGTGTATAACAAGGAATAGTGATGAAATTTAAAAAATGTCTTCTGCCTGTGGCAATGTTAGCGTCATTCACTCTGGCAGGATGCCAGTCAAATGCTGATGATCATGCCGCCGATGTTTATCAAACCGATCAACTGAATACCAAACAAGAAACTAAAACCGTTAATATTATTTCCATTCTTCCCGCAAAAGTTGCCGTAGACAACTCCCAAAATAAACGAAACGCACAAGCCTTCGGCGCGCTTATTGGTGCAGTCGCTGGCGGTGTAATCGGCCACAACGTGGGGTCTGGCAGCAATTCCGGAACGACGGCAGGTGCAGTTGGCGGCGGAGCTGTTGGCGCGGCAGCGGGTTCTATGGTGAATGATAAAACCTTAGTGGAAGGTGTTTCTCTAACGTATAAGGAAGGCACCAAAGTGTATACCTCCACCCAGGTGGGTAAAGAGTGCCAGTTTACGACAGGTTTAGCCGTTGTTATTACCACGACGTATAACGAAACGCGTATTCAGCCAAATACCAAATGTCCTGAAAAGAGCTAATAATCAGGAGGAGTCATGAAGAAAGTTTTTCTTTGCGCCATCTTAGCCTCCTTTAGCTATCCGGCTATCGCCTCATCATTGCAGGATCAACTCTCGGCTGTCGCAGAAGCGGAACAGCAAGGTAAAAATGAAGAGCAAAGGCAGCATGACGAATGGGTCGCGGAGCGCAACAGGGAAATCCAGCAAGAGAAGCAACGTCGCGCAAACGCCCAGGCCGCGGCTAATAAAAGAGCGGCAACGGCAGCGGCAAATAAGAAAGCTCGTCAGGATAAACTGGACGCCGAAGCCACTGCGGACAAAAAACGCGATCAAAGTTATGAAGATGAGCTACGCAGCTTAGAGATTCAGAAACAAAAACTGGCACTGGCGAAAGAAGAAGCCCGCGTTAAGCGCGAAAACGAATTTATCGATCAGGAACTGAAGCACAAAGCTGCGCAAACCGATGTGGTGCAATCTGAAGCTGACGCAAACAGAAATATGACTGAAGGCGGTCGCGATCTGATGAAAAGCGTGGGCAAAGCAGAAGAGAACAAATCGGACAGCTGGTTTAATTAATCGATGTAAGTAACTTCAAGCCTATAATTCTTGAAGATAAAAAACCCTCTGTAGTAACAGAGGGTTTTGTTCATTCATAGTGCAGGGATCAAAATCATTCCCACTCAATTATTTACGGATACCATAACCAATTGAGTGATAACATTTTTCCAAATATGAATTTTTCTCGTACCGTTTTATATACCGTCACCGGAAATCAGTACCATGAAAAATGCCATGCTATCTGGTCAGGGTGTCGTACTGTTTTTCGCAGACTCTTCCGGCTTCGGCTGCCCGGTCAGCATACTCTGCCAGTTGTCTATTTCTCTCGAGAGATTTGCTGAACACGTCGGCAAGCAAAACTCCGGTGTCTGCGGCTGACGACCCAGCGCCGACAATGGCGTTATAGTGCCTGAGCTGCTCACGGATGGCAACGAGCTGTTGCTGCAACCGGCCAGCGCGAGCGGCAGCATCAAGAGCATCATTGCGCGCCTGGTCGATCCTCTGCTGCGCTTCACGTTCATTGATCGATTTCTCCTGTTCGTAGTGCTGACGAACTCTCTCATCTTCTGTTTTGCGGTCTTCTTTCGCCTGTGCATACCCAGCGTCGTACTGACGACTGCCGTGCACATTCCAGGCAACAACTCCTGATATGACCAGAACAGCAAGCACCGCCATGATAATCAACTGTTTACGGTATGCTTTTACGAATGACCAGATCATACAGCCAGCACCTTACTGGCAGTGACGTACCGCGCGCGCCGGTCGTCGATGCCATTCCTGCCACCATTGATAATCAGAGTTACACGTGCAATATCGCCGGTATACTTCATGCAACCTTTGCTGGAGAAGAACCACGCCGCGCTACGAGCCGCGTATTCGTCCTGCGCCAACAGTTCAGGATTCTCCAGCAGGTCCACTTTCAGGCCGTTTCCGCAATCACGATAGTTATTCAAACCGGTAATCTGGATAAGTCCGCGGCCACGGTAATTCCAGCCATCGCCGGGGGCATTGTTCCCCATGCGTTTGCTGTACACCAGATTGGCAATCGCTCTCTGGCGCTCAAGTGGCAATGGTGGTTCGCCTGCGCGTCGCCCCAATGCGTTGGCCTGTCCCTGAGTGAGACGCCCAGCCCGAACAAAGTTAGCCAGTCCGCTGACGCTGTAGTTGAAATTCTCCTGCAACCGGGTGAAGCCCCCAGACTCATGCCCGACCTGAGCAATAAACATTGCCTGATCTTCTGCTTTGCTGATACCAAACTCTTTCATCGCAGAAGTTATATGCGAGAACCAGCGTGCGGCCAGCGACTCGCTAATACCAGCAGCTCGCTGGAATTGTTTAATCTCCATGTTTAGACCTCGATATTTTGAAAATCTGAACAACGTTACCGCGTGTTTTAATAACCGCGGCAAGCATGACAGCGTTGATAATGACCTCAGATAAATCCACAGCCATTGGCGTGCGTAACCAGATTGCATAGACGACACGAACAGGAATACTGGCCGCAGCAACAATAAGGAAATAAGCAAGCCACCCTCCCCATCTTCGATGTTGAGAGCCGTTACGCCGGAATGTGACAACGCGAATTGCTATGCCAGTACAAATAACTGCATTGGTGATAAGCAAAAAAAACTCATGCGTTACCATCGTCTTTTCTCCCCGGAATTAACTCGCGTGGATTATCGGAACGGTGATAGAGCCATATACCAATACGCACAGCAACAATTGCTGACACGAATGCGCCAGCTGAGAAAACAATCCCTTTTTCAAAAGAGTCCTGCGTGATGGTAGGGATCAGGCTGGCTATGCCGATAAGAATTGATGCTGCTGGTTTATAAAAAAGAAGGCCGCAGAGAAAGCTAAGCATCGACAAGAGTACACGACGACGAATAGGATACTCTACCGCAGAGGTAACAAAAATTACCGCCCCAGCCAAAGCCCCCAAAGCAACCTCAGGAGGAACTCCTGCTATCACCGCCGCCAGAGAACTCATGCTAAGCCACTGATTTAAAGTTTCACTGGTTAGTTGAGCTGACATGTTTTCCACCGTTTATATGCATAACTACCTCCTGAATAGTAAAGGCATTACGCATGATAAACCATTTATGGTTTTTTGTTACCCATGCATTGTCAATCCCCTTCCTTTCATGTCGATAATAAGGCTTGCCTTTTACATAACTCTGAAGAGATTGCAGTACAGAAATGATTCAAAATATAGAGGATTAGTTGAATTCCGCACCATCAAATGGCGCGGTAGCAGTCAAATAGAGAAATAAACACAAAAACAAACAGTAACAGGAACAACAAAGTCAAACAGGCTTCCAACATCCCATACGCGCGGATCAAAACCTCCCCACCACGGCATGTTGATACGTTTCCCTTTCCCAAACTTTTCTATCCAGCGATATTCTGCCTGGGTGTGTTCACGCGCAATGAAGAACGTACAACC